ATGCTGGAGGAGCTGAGGAGACTTAAAAAGAAAGAACCAGTCCAAGTGCCCGAAGACCCCGTTGATTTCTGCCAAAAATGGTTCAACTTCACACCAACAGAATACCAGGCGAGGCTTCTCCGAGACAAAAGCAAGCGGATTGTTGTCCGATGGAGCCGGCAAGCAGGCAAAACAACAACATTGGCTTTGAGGGCAATATGGTTTGCCCTCAGACACCCGAAAACCCTCACGCTTATAGTGGCTCCAAGCCTTCGCCAAAGCATGATTTTGGCGGATAAGCTTCAAGACTTCTTAACCGGCCTGCCGCCGAGTTCACGGAAAGCGATCATAGATAAACTTCAGCGAACGGTTATCCGCTTCAAAAACGCCTCGCGCATAGTCGCCCTTCCAAATAGCCCAAACCTCTTGAGGGGCTACACCGCCCACCAAGTTATATGCGACGAGGCTGCCTTCTTCCGAGACGACGAGCTTGTGTTCTACAACGTGCTCATGCCCATGCTAAGCACAACCGATGGGACGCTTATCGTTTCAAGCACGCCTTGGAGCACGGATTCAGTCTTTTACAAAATGTGCATGAACCCAGAATACAGCCAGCATGTCGTCACGTGGGAGGACGTTGTCAAAGCCGGCTTAGTTAAGCGCGAGTTCATTGAAGAGATGCGCGCAAGTATCCCCGAGGAGCGTTTCCAAAGGGAGTTTGAAAGCCGGTTTGTCGAGGACATTGACGCTTGGCTGCCCCAAAGCCTTATCACTTCATGCATTGACGCCGAGCTTCAGCCCTACGACTTCCACGACCAGCCTCAAGGAGACTTCTACATTGGAGTTGACTTCGGCAAACAGCAAGACTACTCGGTTGTCGTTGTTGTCGAGCGATTTCCTAATAATATATTGAAGCTTGTCCACGTGCACCGGTTCCCGCTAAACACGGAGTATGCGAGCGTGATAGGCTATGTTAAAAGCCTTCAGGATCGTTGGAAAACTGTTCGCGCCGTTTACGCCGACATTACAGGCGTCGGCGGCTACATTGTCGAGGACATGGCGCACAGCGGAATACAAAACGTGCAGGGCGTAACATTCACGGTTCAAACCAAAGAGGACATGGCGACTGTTCTACGCGAGAAAATGAGGCAGAAGGAGTTTCTGATTCCCTATGAGCCTGTTCGGAGACGCCAAGACATTGACTTGTGCGCCGAGCTTAACGTTGAAAAATATGAGCTTATGAAAACAGGCCACATACGGTTCAGCCATCCGGAGGGAAGCCACGATGACGTGTTCTGGGCGACGGCTCTAGCTGTTTACGCAGCCGTCCAGTCGCCTCTCCCCGGTAAAGGCGCCGTTTTATTGCCCCATTAAGGTGATTTCGCATGAGTTTTGTCGCGGACCGAATTCGCAAGGGCTTGAAAGCAGTCGTGGAAGCCGTTAAGAGGCCTTTTGCAGCTCAGAGGCTTTACCCGCCAGACGTTAGCCGACGCCAAATCGAGGAAGAGGTGCCTGTAAGCTGGAAAGCCGACAACGTCCTATGGGGCTACGTAACCAAATACATGTTGAAGGGCAGCGGCGCAGGCTTCGTAACCCCGCCCTACACAGCCTACTGGGAAAGGCTCTGGGGAACTGTTCCAATCGAGGATTTACCCAAATACAAGGACCTTTACACGTTCACGCCCTACATCAAAGCCTCAATCGACGTCACAGTTAACTTAGCTATAAGCAACGGGTTCGAGCTTGAAGGCGGAGAAGACCAAGTTCGAGAGTGGCTGACAAACTGGCTTGACGAACAAAACATTCTCGAAACCTTGAGAATCATCGCGACGGACATGCTTGTTTTTGGAAACGCCTACCTTGAAATGTGCAGAAACGAGGATACGGGCAAAATCGAGTGGCTTAAGCCTTTGGACCCCGTCCACATGAGGGTTAGGCGAGACGCTTACGGGCAGGTTTTAGGCTACATTCAGCTGCTGACCTTCCCGCCGGTCGTCTTCGCAAGCGATGAAATATGCCATTTCAAGTGGGGAGCCAAGTCATGGTGGTATGAGTCGGCTTATGGAACAAGCCTTCTCCGTCCGCTCTTAAAAATCCAAGCCTTGATAGATCAATTGGAAGACGACATGGCTGTAATTGTGCACACTTACGCCAAACCAATGCTTGTGGTTAAGGCTGGAACGCCTGAAAGACCTTGGACGGATGCGCAACTCCAACAGCTTGTTGAAGCCTTCCGGGACCGTAAACCGGCCACAGACGTCTTTGTGCGTGGAGACGTGGAAGTTGACGTTGTTCCAAGCCTAACAAAAGATGTCAACGTAACGTTTTGGCTTGACTATTTGCTACGGCAACGGGAAGCCGTTTTAGGCGTGCCAAAAATTTTCCTGGGCTACTCAGAGGGAACCAACAGGGCGACCGCGGAAATAATAATGCAGGAGTATGTGACAAGGCTTCGCATGATGCAGGAAATCATCGGCGACACGCTTGAAACAGTCTTGTTCAAGCAGCTTGTCAAAGACGAGTTCGGCGAAGGCGTTGAAATTCCGAAAATAAAGTGGAAGCCTATATGGGAGCCCACGTTCCAGGACAAAGCTAAAGTGCTCGGCGACCTCGTGGACAAAGGCATAATACTGCCAAAAGAAGCCCGAACACAGTTAGGCTTCCCAGAAGAGTATCCGATAACAACGCCCGAGGAACTTCAAGCCATTTTGAAACGGAACGGAGTTAAACCCTGATACGGGGTATTTTTCGCTTGCTCAACGCCCTTTATAAATGCTCAATATTATTGAGCGTGACATAATGGCGTTTTTCGGCTTTCCTAAACGGGGCGAGCAGCGGGTTTACGCTTACCGCACCATGCGGGACGAGAAGGTTTGCGATGAGTGTTCCGCCCTTGACGGACATGAGTTTGTCTGCGAGGAGGATGAAAACCCAACCCGCTATTTTGAGGATGCTGAGCAGTGGGATGAGGAGATAGACTCTTGGAAAGTCAACTTGCATCCGCATTGTCGCTGTTGGCTTGAGCTTGTCGACGTTAACAGAGAGGAATAAAGATGCCGGGAATCGATGAGACGACTAACACTTTCCGTTACCGGGTTCAAGACCCGGATAAGTTTGACAAGTTTAGGGTTAAGCCCATCACTCAAGGCGTGAAGATTACGTTGGGAAGGGTTAAAGGAACAAACCGCTGGGAGATCCAAAGCTACATTTTCGACAAGACGCGGTTCAAGGACAAGGAAAGCGTTAAAAAATGGCTTGAAAAGCATTTGAAAAGCGAGCTGCAGCTTCTTTTGGATTTTAAAGCTTGGAATGAGCTTCGCATGCGGTTTTTGAAAGCTTACCTGGACATTTCACGCCTCGAATAAGTCTCACGGGTATCAAATTATAGAGAGGTGTAAAAGAATGAGTTTTGAGGCTGCGAAGTGGAAAACCAAATACATCAACGACCTTCCAGACGACGCCTTCGCCTTGATTGAGCCCGGCGGCGAAAAGGACGAGGAGGGTAAAACTGTTCCGAGGACTCTGCGCCATCTACCACATCATAAGCCCGACGGAAGCATTGACCTGCCCCACTTGCGCAACGCTATGGCTCGTGTAACCCATATCAAGCCTAAAAACATGCCCAAGAAAGAGGCTGTTGAAAAAGCCCACGCGCATCTTCTCCGCCACTACAAGGAGCTGAAGATTCCACATCAGCCCTGCGAGGTCAACAGGCTTGGCATTAAATGCGAAGGCTACACCCCGCAAGAGGAGAAGAAAAGCATGCTTGAAGACTGGCAGGCGTTTGCTGCTTGGCGTGAAGCCTACTTGAGGCGGAAGTATCCAAACGCAGTGTTTCCAGCGATCGTGGAGTGAAACATAGGCAGAAACCAGAAGAAAAGGCGCAAGCTTCGCCGTTTAAAGATTCTCGGCTTGATTTAGAGGTGTGAAAGCATGCAGCTCAGGTATTATGTGCCTTTTAAGGCAGTTCAGAGCGCCGACCAGAAGGCCCAGTTTCCAATCAAAGAGCAGCTCGTGGTTATCGAAGGCGTCGCCATCGACACAAGCGTCAACAAGAACAAGTGGCAGGTGCCAAAAGAAGACCTTGAATATATCGTTGAAACTTTGAAAGGCGCCCAGCTCCGCGTTGACCACGCTGAATCGGCGCTCATGGTTGTTGGGAAAGTTGTGGATGCAAGCCTTGACGGAGACCGCGTATTGTTCAGGGCCGAGGTCGGCGATGAAAGACTCATTGACAAGATCATACGGGGCTACGTTACGCATGTCAGTATCCAAGTTGACAGCGACGAGGTTGAATGCAGCAAATGCAAGCGTCCCACACGCAAAGAGGGCAGGCTTGTCCACCTTTGCCCGGGCGCTTGGGAAGTTGTCCGAAAGCCAAAAGTGCGCGAATTAAGCATTGTTGCAAGCCCAGCCTACGAGAACACAAGCTTTCAGCCCTTAGGCTTCTATGCAGCCATGAACGAGGCTCAGTGGGGCGCAATAATCGAGTCTTTAACCAAATCGGGTGTTTTGGAGCCTTCTCCTTCACAGTCATCCGTTTCACCGGATGATAATGTGGGTTCTAAGCCCGCTGGGCTGCAAGAACCCGAAACAAAAACTGTTCAAAAAGCGGGTGAGGTGAAGCCCATGTCCGTTAACGCGGAGCAGAAGGCTTCACCGCAAGTGGCTCAGGCAACAGTTAACGTCGCGCCAGGCGAAACTTCGCCAAAGCAGGTGGAATACGAGGACTTCATGAAGCAGCTTGAAAAACTCATGGAGCAGATTAAGGGCGAAACAAGCGAGGAAGCAATCGAGGTTTTAGAGGCTAAAGTCCGCGCCCTCGAGGCTGAACTGGCCAAGCGCGTCAAGAAGGCGACGCTCAGCAAGAAATTAAGTGAGCTTTCCAAACGTTTGGCTGAGCTTGAAGCCAAAAAGGGCGAAGAGGCTGAAGAAGCTGAGGAAGAAGAGGAAGAGGCTGAAGAAGCTAAAGCGCCGACCCCTGTCAGCGAGGCTAAAAAGAAAGGCTCTGCTGGAAAGGGCATTGTTGCCGTTGACGTCCTTGAAAAGGATGTTTTGGCGAACTACGACTGGTTCAAAGACCTTTTGAAGGCTCACCGCAAGCTTGTAGGCTTCCAGTAGAGGGGTGATTTGCCATGTCTTTTGAAGCACGTGTTCCAGGAAACATATTCAGCCTACCCGGCAGCATAGTGACCTTCACTGCAAGCGCAGCCGTAACGAAAGGCCAGTTGGTTAAAGTGACGGGTTCAATGACTGTCGGTCCAGCTGCAGGTGCAACGGACGCCGTTATAGGCGTTGCAGCCGGAAGCGCCTCTGCAGGCTCAAAGGTTCCCGTCATCATGGGCTGCCCAATAGTTTACGTGACCGCCGGCGGAGCAGTCTCAGCCGGCGCCGTAGTCGGCTCAGACGCTTCGGCAAGGGCTGTGGCGGTCACTACGGCCGGAAACAGGGCTTTAGGCTATGCCTTGGAAGCCGCATCAGCTGCTGGCGACGTGATACTGGTGGCTGTTAACCCGCACGTGTATTAGAAGGGGTGATTGACTATGGCTATGTTCCGTGACGCTTTCACTTGGGTTGACACGGGCGCAATAGCCTATCCAGCCCTGCACAAAAAGATAATCGAGCTAACCATGCCCGCCCTAGTGGTTAAACGCCTGTTCCCAGAGTTTCCGCTTGTAGCGGGTAAAACGGCAACATTTGTTAAGCAGCAAGGCTCAAGGGCTGCAGCGATCACCGAGGTCGCCGAGGGCACAGAGTTCCCAATGGACTATACGCCATACACATACATAACAGTCACGCCATACAAGAAAGGCCTCAGGGAAAGGATAACCCGAGAAGCAATCGAAGACCTATACATACCCGTCATCGAGGACCAGCTGCGCCGATTGGCAAGACGAATGGCCTACACAATCGATAAGGACTGCCAAACAGTCATAGACACGGCTGCAGCCACTACGATAACGGCTACAGGCAAAAGCCTCTCGGCAACGGGCACAGAGTTCACGATAACAGGCGGGCTTGGAACAAAAGACATTCTAGCAGCCAAAGCCACAATTGAAAGCTACGGCTTGATACCCGACACGATATTGCTGAACCCGGTAAACGCTAGAGACGTCTATTACCTGCCACAGTTCTCGCTATACGCCTACTACGGCGAGGAAGTCATCCAAACCGGCGCTGTCGGCACAATCTACGGCATGAACGTCTACGTAAGCCCAGTCATACCGGCTGGAACAGCCTACATCCTCAGCACTGGACAAAACGCCTCAGCGGCCTACGCCCCGCTCGGGTTTTTCGTTATCAAGCGACCCTTGACAACCGACGTGGAAATCAAGAAAGAGTTTGACGCTGTTGAAGTGGTGCTTTCAACAAGGTATGCGCCTGTGGTCACTTACGGTGAAGCAATCGTTAAAGTGACAGGTTTGGCGACAAGCTAAACAGCCTAACAATTTCCGCCTTTTCCAGCTCCCCTCTTTGTTTTTCTGTTCCAGAGCCAGCCAACAAGCGTGGCTGGCGGAACAAAAAAGAGGTGAGTTAAAAATGTCTGAAAACAACAAGAAGCCAAAGCGCGTGCTGTTCCGCCTGATGAAGGGGCTGATCTACGGAAGCGTGATTGGCCTCGTGTTCGGCTCAGGCATATACCTGCTGGCTTCCGCGATCAACCAATTGACTCCATTGCCATGGTCTCCGGCGACATGGGCAGCCATAATCTTTGGCGCCTCCGTTGTAGCTGGAACCGCTGTGGAATACAGCGACTGGCTTGAAAGCCATGCCGAATAAACTTTCCATCCTCTGCCACATTTTCCACGGCTTGACGGCGGGCTTCCTAGCCCCTAAAGGGTGGCTTGGCCTAGCAATCTCCCTTTTTCTCTACGCCCAGTTTTTCCTTTACGAGTTTGTTGAAGAGACGAAAATCCGCGATGAAATGTTCCACGAGCTTCGCGAGTGGAGTTTCGGCTTCATAATCGGCTTGGTGCTGGGCTTATGCGTTTAAGCCTTAAGCGTATCAAGCGTTTGAAGAACGTTTGCTGTATAGCCCTAAGCGTTTTCATGCTTGTCGCGGGGCTTTGGCAGCTTGAAATCGTGGAGATCCGGCTCTCGTTGGGGTTTAAAACGTTTGACTGGCCCTTCTACATGCTTCCAAGCGTTGACATTTGGCTTGCCCGCGACATAATGTATAGCATGATAGTCCTCGCGTTCATCATCCAATTCCTGAGCCTGTGGTTCTGGGATTAACATGACCGTGCAATATGTATCCGCGTCCGATGTTCAAGCAGCTTTAAACATGACATACGACAGCGTAAACAAGGTTTACACGGTTTACGGCTTAACAATCGCCGAGGCAAGCGTCCAAGCCCACGTGGACTTCGCAAACACCTACATAAACGCGCTTCTCGGAAGAGACTTGACCACAGACGATCCGAAATATCCGGTTGCAAGGATGGCGGCTTTAGATTTGGCTTGCATGCGCATCCTCGTCGTCTCAAGCGGCGGAGCCATGATAGGCGCCTTCGACTACTTCCTGGGCGATTTACGTGTCGCAAGAGCCGGCCCCTACGCAGAGGCAATTGAACGCACAATCAAAGGCTTCCAGGAGGATTTCGTCCGCCAGCTAGTAAACTTAACAACGCCAGTTAAGGCTGCGGAGGCCACGGCTGCTGAAGAGGTTCCGAAATATAGGGGCGGGCTGATTAGTCCATGACGTTCAAAAACTATGTGAAATTGAAGCTTAACGGGCGAATAACAATTTTGGATCCGGGCGTGGACATTGAGAAGCTCGCCGAATATTATGAAGTGGAGCCGTGTAGTAGCTGATGGCGGACGCAGCTGAAGTTTTATGCCAGCATTTACAGGACAACTGGAGCCTTACCAGCCCCTCTAAGGCGGACATTTATTGGGCTAAAAGCAAGGTTGAAGCCATAGACTTCACGAAGATGGGCAAAAACTATGTTGTAGCCTGTTATGCGCCTATGACTGCTGCAAACGTTCGAGTGTTGGCTAAAGGCGTTTTGCTGGCTGAACAGAACGTTATGGTTGACATCCTCGTAAAGGTTTCAACGTCCGTGGGCAGCGCGGTCGCCGTGAGGGAAAACATGCGCGGCGAGGTTTACCGCATTTTGAAAGCGTCCACGCCAAGCGGTTTCGGCTTCGCGGACATCACCCGAGAGTTCAACAAGAACGAGAGCCCGGATTTGGTTCGGCTAAGCCTTCAGGTTAAAATGGTGAGCTTGGCTTGACTGTTAAAATCCAAATTGACCCTTCAGAGGTTGAGGCTTTCGCCGAAGCCCTCAAGCAGATGAGCGAGGGTTTAAGGGACAGGTTTGCCGAGGTTTTGGGCGAAATAGGCCAGCAGATTGTTGTCCGCGCGAGGGCTTACGCGCCTGTTAGGACCGGAGCCCTTCGGGCAAGCATATACCACACGATAACCCGCGACCTGGTTCTCCGCGTCGGCGCCTACGTCTATTACGCCATATTCCAGGAGTTTGGAACCCGCTATATTGCGCCCAGGTATTTCCTAACCCGGGCAGTAAACGAATGCATGCCTCTCCTAACTTTCGCCATGCAGGAAGCCATCAGCAAGGCTTGGGAAAGCTTGTAAAGGGCCATCACAAGCGGGTGGCCCGCAAGCGAGGTGAGTGTATATGCCGATACTGGGTAGAAGCGCCTCGATTTATAAGGGGACGACTGAAATTGGATCCTGCACAAGCGTCAGCGTCAGCATAGACGTGGACCTGATCAAGGAATATTTCATCAGCGGGTCAAGCCCGGACAAGCCGGCGTTTCTCGCCAGCGGAAACAAGAGCTTCAAGGTTAGCATTGAAAAGGCTTACGTGGACGGCACATACGCCAACGATGTTCTCAACGGGTCCGCCGTGACAATCGAAATCCGCCCAGAGGGCACAGGCACAGGTAAGCCAAAGATAACTCTGAGCAACGTTGTCTTCACAAGCTGGGAGCTGAGCATCGAGCAAGACGGCGTGGTAATGGAAAGCATTGAGGGCGAAGGAACCAACATCACTTGGGGCACACAGTGACAGCCCTAACCTTTAGGAGCGTGATCTCCAATGCCGATTCTAGGCAGAAACGCGCTGCTTTACCGGACACTTTACCCTTTAACAATCAGCGTTTCGCCGCCCCCAAACAGCACAAGCGAAGCGTTCACGCCGGCTGAACGCGTCGACCCAGGAGAAACAGCCCGAGTCACATATACATACGCCAGCAACGCCAACATAACCGCCCTGCAGGCAGTTTTTAGCTGGCTGAACAGCGCCGGCTCCGAGCTGAGCAGAAACACCGTGAACTTGACGCCTAACACCGTCGCCACAAGGACCGACGAATACACGGCGCCGGACAACGCTTACAGCTTCCGGTTCGGAGTGAGGGCGACAAGCGGCTCAACATCCGGAACCGCGACTTTCTCGGGCATGACGGAGAGGCTTCTCATAGGCTACGCAAAGACAGTCAGCGCAAGCGTTGACGTGGACTTGATCAAGGAATACGTTTTTGGAAGCGATAAGCCCGCCGTCCTTTCAAGCGGAAACAAAACCTTCAAGGTCAGCATTGACCTGCTGTATGTGAGCAGCAAATTCGCCAACAAAATCCTCGCCGGCGAAAAGTTCGACATCATGATAGCCCCGGACGGATGGGGATCCGGCAAACCGCTAATAACACTCAAAAACGTCACGTTAAACAGCTGGGAGCAAAGCATAGAACAGGACGGCGTCATAGCCGAAAGCCTTGAAGGCGAAGGCGACAACATACTGTTCGAGACACAAGCATAGAATCCCAATTTTTGGTCTGTTAAAAACCTTGATTGGAGGGAAAATTTATGGAAAATTTGGAACGCAACAAAGACGTGATACTAAACTTTGGTTTAATAGCCGTTGGACCGCTGAGGGAAATCGAGAAGCTTCAACTGTTGATCACGCAGGAATGTAAAAAATTGAAAATAGTCTACCAAACTGTTTCTGCGAAAAAGCTGAAGCTGGTCAAAGTCCCACCGGGTTCTGAACCCGGTAACCCGCCTGTTTTTGGCATTAAAACCACGTTTAGGGGAGACTCTAAATGAGGCCGGGGAAAAGCAAGCTTGAACGAATTAGGCGGAAGCTTGCCGAAAGAAAAGTCACTGGAGAAGGGAGGTGATTCGCTTTGAGCGGGAAAGTGGAGGAATACGCCAAAAAGCTTGAGCAATACGAGCAAGAGAAGGCTGAAAAGGCTGCCAAATTCGACGTCAAAGCCCTAATTCAAAGCAGCAGGGAGATTCGCAGGGTTGAAGTTGAAGGCTTGGGCGTTGTCGAATACGGCGTTTTAACGCTGGCGGACAGCATTGAGCTCGGCAAGTGCAAGACTCCTGAAGAGCGGGGCGTTATGACTCTTTGGCTGATGCTGCACAAGGCGAACAAGGACTTAACCCTCGAGGACGTCAAAGCCCTGCCGTTGGAAGTCGCAGCTAAACTGATGACAGCCTTAAGCAGGGACATGGGTTTTACAGTTGGCAGGACGTCGAAGACTGGGTTAGAGCCAATGTTAACGCCCAGCACATAGGCCTAATCGCCCACGAATACGGCTACCCGCTTGAATACATAGGCAGCCTCACACCCTTCCAGTTCCAGTTTCTCGTTTCCTGGCTTAACTGGTTCTACAGGAGAAGAGGCAGGTAGATGAGCCAAGAGCTTGAAATGCGCATAACAGCCAAGGTTGACGAAGCCTTGGCTGCCGTCCGCGAACTAGGCGACCAGACAGCGGAAGCCATGGGGCGCGTCGAAGAGGCCAACGAGCGGGTAGCCAAAGCTCAGGAAAGCGCCGCCGCTTCAGCCCGAAACCTGGTCACGGGTTTCAGCGGGGTTCTGACAGCCGGCTTCAGCCTCTACATGGGCTTAGACAGGATTGAGAAGGCGCAATATGCTGCTTCAAGAGCCTCCTATCAGCTTGAAGTAGCCCAAAAAGCCTTGGAGGAAGCCCAGCGGAAATACAACGAAGCTGTAGCCAAATACGGTCCGGAAAGCGAGAAAGCCCAAGAAGCAGCCAAAAACCTCGCCCTCGCCCAGGAAAAGTATCAGCTTGCAGCTGAAAGAGCCCAAATCATGCAGAACAACGTGAACCAGACTGTGATGCAGTTCGCCCTCTCCGTGGTTCCAACAGTAATAACCATGGTTGACAGCGGCGTTAAAGCCTTCCAGAGCTTCCACGCAGCCATCGACATGGTTAACAAGGTAACCGCCTTTTTGGCCGCCAACCCGATCATGGCGGTCATCATGGCTATCGGGCTGCTCGTCGGCGCCTTGATCACAGCCTACCAGACCTGCGAGCCCTTCAGGAACGCGGTCAACGCGATCGGCCAAGCCCTCTACAACTTCCTCAAGCCGGCCATAGACGCCATCTGCGGGGCTTTAACATGGTTCTGGGACAACGTCCTGAAGCCCCTAGCCAACTTCATAGTCGCCGTCCTGGTCGCCAACATAAACATGTGGGCAGCAGCCTTCAAAGCCCTCGGAGACGTTTGGGGCGCGGTTACAAGCGCCATAAGCGGTTTCTGGAACACCTATATCAAGCCCGTTGCAGACTTCATAGTTTCCGTCCTAGTCTTCAATATCCGACTGTGGATGGAAGCTTTTAAGGCTCTGGGCGACGCGTGGAACAGCGTCTGCTCGGCCATAAGCGGTTTCTGGAACACCTACATCAAGCCCATTGGAGACTTCATAGTTTCCGTCCTGGTCGCTAACATTCGGCTGTGGATGAATGTCTTCAAGGCTTTAGGCGACATGTGGGGCGGCATTTGCTCGGCTATAAGCGGCTTCTGGGACAAATATATCCGGCCCATTGTGGACTTCATCCGCATGGTGCTCATAGCGAACCTGCAGTTCTGGATGAATGTGGCCCAGAAGCTTGGCGAAGTTTGGAACGCCGTGTGTAAGGGGATTGGCTGGGCTTGGGACACCCTTGTGAAGCCCGTTGTTGACGCGGTTAAATGGTTCTGTGACGCCGTTTACAACGCTTTCAAGTGGCTTTTCGGCTGGCTTATAGGCGGAAGCCTTTGGACAGACCTATGTAATGGCATTGTGGGCGTATGGAACAGCGTTGTCGCGCCCCTCATAGACACCATTAGAGGGTTCTGCGACGCCGTTGTAAACGCCTTCCGCTGGCTTGAAGACACCCTCGGCTCGATATGGAACAATATTTGCAACGCAGCCCAAAACGCTTGGAACGCCGTTGCAAACGCCTGGAAGGGCATCCAGGACACCGTGGGCGGAGCAGCCAAAGCAGCCGGCAACGCCTTCAACAACTTCGCAAGCCAAGCCGGGAACGCCCTAAGCCAGGCTGGGCAAGCCGTCTGGAACTTCATAACAAGCATATGTTTCGCCCACGCCATCCACAACGCGGTTGAATCGAGCATAAAGGACCTCGGCAAGTGGGTTGGCGCCGTTAGGGAGAGCATGAGCAAGGGTGTTGAAAGCGTTAAAGGTTTTGTCGCCGAAATCGGGAAGCCCGCGGCTTTGGCCTTAGGCGGGGTCCGCGCGGGGGCTGCCGTCCCGGTTGGGGCTCCGCCTATGCCTCCGCCAGCCCCTGCGCCCGTAACAGTCAACGTAACGGCTCCGCTTGTCAATGTTGAGGGTTCGGCGGACAGGCGGACGGTTGAGTTGGCCGTGGAGAAGGTGAAGGAAGCCTTGAAAACCACGCTCGTTGAAGCTACGTCTGCGGCTGCGCCTACCAAGCGGATCCGCGTGTTTGGAGGTGTCATGTTCTAATGTTGCTGAGCGAAATGGTTAGACACGTTAAAAGCGAGGGACCCCTTTACAAGGACACTGCGCTATACACGAGCCCAACAGCGCACGACTGGACAACCAGGAAAACCACAATCTTGAACATTGCCACCCCCACGCTTGTCTACGCGAAGTTCAGGGGATACAGCAGCGGAAGCAACGCCATGGGCAGCTTGAGGCTTCTGCACGGCACCAACCCGGTCCTCGTCTATCAGACGCTTCCGTTCAGCCCGGGCGCCGAGCGGGGGCTGCTGATGTATCTCGGCTCCGGAAACCACAGCTTCGCGCTCCAAACCGCCGTCTACAACAGTCCAAACAACAACGAGGTTGTGAACATATCCGAGTTCTCATTCTTCAACCTCGACTTTCCAGACCTTTCAGGCCAAGAGGCCGCCAACTCTGTAAGCGTGGGGTCCGGGCAGACCGCAACCGTCCTGTCCCTCGACCTGGGCCCCCTCTACGGCAGGAGGACGCCGGCGGGGATGATAAAGCAATACGCCTGCATAGTCACAGCCTACTGCGAGATGGTGGACAAGCGTGGAAGCTACCTAGTCAACCCAGGCGAGTCGGAAATGACCTCGGACGTGATGAACTTCAAGATTTACCTCGACGGAGTTGGGCTTCCATGGATGGAGCGCCAGACCGACTACATCGCCATCTACACGAACCCCTCCTACAGCGAGGGATGCTTTGGGCGGACTTTCTTCGCCATGGACACTAATCGGACTTATACCCTTGAAGTTACCGCCACAAACAGGTTCACGACTGCTCAAACCGCGAGGGTTGTCCTAAACATTGTCATGTGCCCATGGATACTCATAGACTCCCATCAGCCGCTGACCCTGGATTTCCCACAGGGCTCAACCCTTTACCTTGTCATGGAACCCCTCACGGCGGACGTGACCAAAACCGTTAAGCTCGGCTGGCCCCGCTTCATCAGCTTCGGAGACTCCACAGACTATTATAGCACGGCGAGCGGGACAGGCATTCTCCCGTGGAACTACACTTTCGAAAGCGTTGAAGTCAAAAACGTGGGCTTGTTTGTCGGCGGATACGGCGGCTGCATAAGCGTGATAGCCGTGGACGTGAGGTGACCAGATGACCTTCCAAATAGATTTCCTGTCGCTGAACGTGGTGGAGTTCGCCGAAACCGCCCTGCCCATAGCGTCCGAGTGGAACGCCTGGGAAAACCAGCAGCTAACCGTCAAACGCTTCATCTACGGGGTTAAACGCGTCTGGACCCTTAGGTGCGTGGAAAAGGACGTAGCGTGGTCGAACAGCGCCGCAAAATACCTGGAGGATAGAATGCAGCAGAACGCGACCGTCACCTTCGCCGTGAGTGAAGGCGACCGCTACCAGCTCACCTCGACGCCCTGCCACATCCTAAGAGTGGAAATGGAGATGAGGCTCGTGGGCGGGCAGAACATCCGCTACTTCACAGTCCAGCTTAAGGAGGCTTAAAAATGGCAGCCGAAATGATTACAACCCTGCCGGTCAAAACCAAGCCGGGTGAGGCTGTCAAAATCGTTACGGACCAGCTTCCGGCCAGCCTAACACAGCAGGGAAACTTGAAAGTCGCCTTGATGGAGGGACAGGTCAATGTTACGGCGACTGAAAGCTTCGCGGACGCCAATGGAACTCCGCAGAAAGCCCTCGTGGACTCGGATAGACATGTTCAAGTTGACGTCCTAACAATGCCTTCCATAAGCGTCACGCTCGCCGAGAAAGGCTTCTCAAACGCAAGCGACACGCCCACAAGAGCCTTGGTTGACGCGGACAGACACGTGCAAACCGACGTTTTAAGCCTACCCGTCACGAAAGGCGACTGGCTTTCAGTTTTGCCAAACCCATCCAACCTTGACGTGGCTTTAAGCACAAGGGCTTCAGAATCCACTTTATCAGCCCTCAAAAACGCCTTGGCAAGCGTTGGGACAGACAAGGTTAGGGTAAGCCTTATTGATGCTCTGCCAGCGGGGACAAATACTATAGGCACTGTTAACGCGGTTAAGAGCGGCACGTGGAACATTGACAACCTCTTGAACCCGCACCCAGTCAAGTTCACGCCCGAGGAAAAGATGCAGGATGCGAACCAGTTCACTGGGACGTATTCGCCGTCGGCGGCTGGAGGCACGACAATAATCAGCGCTGTTTCCGGCAAGGTTATCCGGGTTTACGATTTTTACCTCTGGAACAGCGGAACAGCCGACGTGGGTGTCCGCCTATACTTTGGGACTTCTGGCAAGAACTTGTTTAAGGGCAAACTGGCGGCTAAAACAGGCGTGGTGAAAAGCTTTGTCCGCCCGTGGGAAAGTAACGCGGGCGACTCTCTTGTGCTCTATTTGGATGCTGCTGGAACGGTTGATTATGGTGTTGGGGCGGTGCAAGCCTGATGAGGGCTTACAGGGTGACATTGAAGGATCTGCCTAAAATAGCGAAGTGGATCCGCGAAGGCAGATTTGTGGATTTTTCCTTCGCATGCTGGAGCGCTTGGAATGTTAGGCTTGATGAGAGGCTGAAGCGGGGAGACGTCCACGTTTTCGCCCTTGAAGACGACAGCGGAGAAATCAAGGTGCTGATTTACGCCGAGGTGAGGGGCGCCGCTGAAAACAAGCTTGACGTGGACACGGCGACGAACTGCATTTTCCTAATGAGGTGGGACGCCACGAAAGAGGATTACAAGGCGCTCCTCAAATGGATCCTCGAATACGCCTACTCGATAAGGTGTTACCGCGCCGACTTCCTAAACCTCAAGATACACGCCGGCTGGATTAAAGAGCTCTGCGGGGAATACGCCCAATTCTTGGAAGAGCGGGAAACCCCTGTAGGCCCGGCTGTGAGGGTTGTCATAGACATCAAGGGGTTTATTGAATGGCTGTCCTCACAGTAACCGCCGACTACGACTGCAGGTTCTGGACGGACAACACGAACTACAGCAAATACGACGACCTAAACGGCTATATTGGGGCAGGCGGCAAGGGAGCCGACTACAGCCGAATCGCCTTAAGGTTTCCATTGACAGACCTGCCTTCAAACGCCCAAATCAGCCAGGTTAGGCTCTACGTTTACTGCAAAACAGCGGGCAGCTCAACCCACCTGCTTGACATCACGCATACGGGACAAACGGGCAGGACGACCCGTCGGCGGACGACGCCCAAACAGGCTGGAACAGGTGTGCAAGCGGAAACCTCTACGTGGACGACTCGCCAGACCTGA